CGCCCCACCGAATTAACGGTGAGGCGGTAATAAGCAGTTACTAGCATGCTTGGGCTGTCTTACCGACGAAACGGTAAGCGATGAACTAGTTAGATGCCAGTGGCACCCGTTGCAGATCCAGGCAGTACTGCTACCTTTGGTTGATTCAGCGTTGCTTTACCAACGGCATATACCGAAGCGTACTTCTTCGCTTGTGCGATAAGTTGTCCGAGTACAGGACCGAATACCGCAGCAGCAGCCGCTTTGGCTACGCCAAGCGGATGATGGTCGCCTGAAAACCAGACGCCAGAGGCGGTTGAAACAAAGGCAATAGCGTAATGTTCAACAACCGTTACAATTTTTGATGGTATCTTCATGCTTCTCCTTATGGTTGGGTGGTTAATCCCTTGATAAATTCTACCATGGGAAAGTTAACCCCTGGGTCGCTATGCCCGCCAACGATTTTTAATGCCCGAGAGATGTCGGCATGGGTACAGATACCCTTTACCGTATTATCTCCGTTGTGGATAGCCACAATTTGGGCATCGGTGAGGTGTACCGCAGGGATGCCATATGCCCTTAAATCGCCCGAGATTGCCTTTTGGGCCAGTTTTATTACTGCCGACTCATAACTATCCGCCCACTGGGTTGCAGTGTTGCTAGCGTGGCCTACAAGTTCGTAGGACTTAGAGCGTAGATTGAACGGGAAATCATCAACGGCCCAGGCTGTATCTTGATCGCCAACAGAACAGACGATAAACTTATTGTCTACCATCTCATGTGCTGACGCTTGTGGCGCCGTTTTGCCAGCAAACCATTGGGCTAGATGTTGAGCCTGACCTGGTAGTTCTTGGTCCTCGGCGGAATGTAGAACGATTGCTTGAATCTTGTCGCCTTGTCGTCCTGCGCTGTAATGTAGTGCTGTAGTTACTGCCATATCAACCTCTCCGCTAAATCCCCTGGCGTAGCCAGGAAATCCTGCTTTGCTATTACTAGCCCGCCTTTGCGGTAACACTCTGCGACAAGTTCGGAGCAGATGTATCCATTGTGACGAGCAAGCCTATCCAAGATCTTTTCGCTAAACAACTTTAAGCCGAGAATCCTAAAAGCAATATCGGCAATGGTAATGAAACTATATGGTTGCCCAACAGCCTCACGGGCTGCATTAACAATCATCATCCTTTGGTTGTCATCTAACTCTTCGTGTTGGTTCCAGGCGATATCAGTCCAGTTGGTAATCGAATCTAACTTGACGCCAGATGGGTCGGCAGATACAACCTTGTTGTTGCCAACATAGATAACTGCATGGTTCCACCTAGAGAATGTTCCAAGGCGGATAAGCCAACCAAAGAAGCCACTAGTTTTAATTACACCATAGTCACCTAGGTGGGGAGTGTATTTATTTGTCATCTAGCATTCCCTCGATATGTTCCAATTCTTGTTTTTCAAGTTTAAGAATGTGGCGAATGATTTGCGCGTCTCTCTTGGTCTGTCCGATCATTGCAATGCCGATGATTAACTCAACAGTTACCGCCAACCATGAGGCTAATAATTGCCAATGGATATAGGAGCCTGTGTCGTGAAACAGGTTTGGCTTAACCCACCATGTGGCAGATAGTCCAGTCCATACAAATACAAACCACCAACTGCGGATAATGCCTTGAAACGACCAAGAAATCTTTTCGCTAAAAGTTAATACATCGCCTGTATCTGGGTGTATGTATTTTTTTTTAAGCATTATGCTCCTTAATGTGTTGCTCGAAAGCGCCCTTTAATTCATAGAGCATGGGTATCACTTCCTTACGAATCGCATCATTTAACGAACCACCCGAATTGGGTTGGACTTCGTGCTTAATTTCTCTAATGCTTTCACGTTCTTCTTTTAATACGTTTTTGACTCCGTGCCTAAAGACCCACCAAATACCAGTCGCTAATGCGCCACTAGTGAATGCGAGGTTGTAGGCAATAGTCGAGAAGTCCAATTTAGTCATGTTGCACCTTTCGGTTATGTTTTATACGGTACGGAACTGGATGGTAAGTACTCCGCCGTAACCAGCGAAGGCTTTGCTAGGTGGTGCCGTGTCAACAAACTTCATAGATTCGATAACGCCTCGTACTTGCTCATTGCTTCTAAAGTCCTGCAGGATAATTACGTCGCCACCTGACTCGACATCCTCAAGGGCTTGAATACGTTCCCACGTGCGACCCTTATAGCCAATGGACATGTTGTAACGGTCCTTTTCTTTATCAAAGGCAAGGAGCGGTAACGTAATGATTCGCTCGCGCTTAACCGCTGGAAGGGCTTTTAATTGATAGCCATTGAAAGAATCTTCCTGGCCAACCAGTTGGCCTACGCCAGCATAAAGCGTAAACTTTAACGCGATAGACTCTTTAGGGCTAAGATCGTACTGGTCCAAGCCAGTAATATCTTGCGAGAAGTCAAAGTTTTGATCAACAGTGATAATGTCGGCAACTGCGCCGTTGGCATCTATCGAAGATAATTTGAGTGAGCCTAACATCGGTAACGTCTGGCGTAACTTAACCAATTCAAAGTGCTTATCTTCTAAGGTAAAGTAGCGAATTTGACCAGTCTGTAGGTAGCCGCTAGCGCATAGCGTCGTGGCTTGCCTATAAACGCCAGTAGACTTTACGCCGATAACAAGTTGATTGGTTTGGCCCATGACGCAAACTGCCATTGCTTCGGTTGTTACAGGCACCCGTAGGTGTGTAGCCCAACCCATCTGCAATGCGCCAAAGTCACGGCTTAAATCAATCTTGATAAGGCCAGATGAGAATGTTCCGTCGCCGTTATCAATGTAGTTAGATACCGTAATGTAGGCGAACCTATCGTTGAAAGTGATTGACCTGGCTGGCAGGCCAGATAGGATAGTTGCGCTGGCTGGATCGTAGCCATTGGTAACGACAATAAGTGGGCCGTAGGTAATGTAGCCATTGGATACGAAACCAGAGGTATCAATGGTTCCGATACGAATACCCTTGTTCGTACCGATAACAATGTACTTACCAAGGTATGCGCCTAAGCAGTAAATCTGCTCTCCCGTCGGCATAATTGCTGCCTCTAATGCGCGAGTGAGAAGTGGTACCTGACCAGTAGTTGTATCTAGCGCAAGGCGAAAAATGGATGAATATGTGCCAGCGTATCCCGCAACATAGATGTTATTTGGCCCTTCGGCAATAGCCGTCCAGATGTAATTAGGATTTGGGTGGGCGTAGATAGGAAGATTGTTGTTGCTAGCAAGGGTGACGGTACCCGTAGCCGATGCTTGGCTAATAGCAGCATTGTTGATAAAGACCGTAACTGCGGTGCTACTAGGCACATCGGTAACGGTCCATGTGCCGTTATATGGCGCACCCACCGTTGCTACCGTAATGAGCGAACCGTTGACAAAGTTATGCGCCGATGTAAGATAGATCGTAGCGTTGAAAGAACCATCAAGTTTTGTATAGGCTACGTTGTAGGAAACGATAGGCTGTACTTCAAAGAGGTAGTTATTGATACCAGCAATAAGTCGTTGTTTGGCCCAACCAAGAACGATGTTGGTAACCGCACCCACCATTGATGGGTGGGTAAATATAAGCGTACCGCTAGAGCCGCCCGTGAGCGGTCCTTTGTAGATACCAGTGGCATTTGCGGCATAATAGTTTGTGCCGTCTGAGGCTAAGGCTAAGATCGTACCTGAGCCACCCCATGTCAAGGTTGTAGTTACACCAGCAGCAGTAGTACGGTTTAAGGTACTTCCATGCGCGGTAAGGTAAACGTCTACACCATTGGCATCTGTACCACCTACCATGATTGGTGACTGCCCTGCGCTAATGGTTATATCTGGGTTAATGGCTATATCTGGCAATAGGGTTACCTTGCCGATGTTAAATACATCTACGCCAGCAGATTTATTGAATCTGCTACCGACAGTCTCGCCTTCGATTGGCTCTTCGTAACGGATACCAGCGCCGTAATGGAACGAGGATTGACTGCGAAGCCACCAACCCGTGAGCGTCTGCTCACCTGGTTCCTTCTGTTGGTCAATCTGTTGCTTGCGGTACTGTGCCGTCTCACGGTTGTAAGGATTTTCTTTGTTGTCGGCGACAAAGAACGGTAGGCCAGCGATGGCCACATCGTAATTTATTGACTTGTTGTAGTAAATATCGCCTGAGTTGGCTGGTAGGCCAACGGGGACAACGGGGCGCTCACTTATATGTTGGTAACCTTCGGTCACGCTGTCTCCTTAAATAGTTGATTAGGCTTTTGCGGCGTTGAGAAGTGTGTTAATATCAATCTGAGTTAGACCAAGCGCCAACAATTTTTGGTTTGTAGCGGCAAGTTGTGCCGCTGCATCTGCATCTGCAGCCGCTTTGGCATCTGCCTCAGCCTGTGCCGCTTGAGCCGCAACCTCTTGAGCCGCAATCTCCTCAGCCGTCTGCGGGCGAGTTGTCACTTCTCCTGTTGTGCAATCCACGATTAGAACATCAGCCATTTGTTTCTCCCTATGAGTTTTTGATACCGTATAAATAGAAGTTGCTGTATTGAACAAAGTTGCCAGAGTTAGCAAAGATTTTTATTGAATTTATTGCAGAAGTTCCACTCCAAAGGCCAGAAATCACACCTAAAGCATTATTTGTAGTTGCATTTTGCTCGGTACCATCGGTCGAAATAAAGGGCTTTTGGGTGGCACTTGTATAGTTTGGAATGTAAATTTCATTTGATGAGAAAACGCTGGCAGTATTTCCTGCGCTGTCAATTCCGTTAACTGAAAATTGAAAGGCATGATTACCACCGTAGGCTGTTGTGGTATTTGTTCTGGTAGAATACGCGCTTGCTCCAATTCCCTCAACAAAGGTACACGAATAACTCGTACCCGTATCGGCATTGAATTGAATAATGCCAAAATTCGCTAGTGCGCCAGCACCGTCATTTCTTGACGACATAACCAACTTCAAGTCGTTATAAGTCGCAGGAATCGAGGAGAAAGTTACGCTGGCAGTTGTACCGCCGAGGGTCTGAGATGAGATAAGGGTGAGAGTTGGATTGGCCATTAGATACCCCAGAGTGTTGCGATTGTGCCAGTTGAGAAGTTTGACGCGCCTGTAAGAAAGATTTTTATAGAAGTTATCGCTGAAGTGCTACGCCATAACCCGACAGTTAATCGAACCGACCCTGCACCGTTAGTATCTCCACTAAATGCAAAGAGCGAAGATTTATTAGTTCCTCCTGCATAAGAGGAAAAATCTCCCGTGAGGGTTACGGGTACTGTCGTACTTGTTTGGGTTGCATTTTGTGGTGTGATAGATGAAGCGGAAGTCGAACTTCCAGATTGTGCAACGGTTCCCGTTCCTTCTAATCCCGTTGCGGAATAATTGGTTCCTGTATCTCCGTTAAATTGTAAAGTGAGATAGTCACCAGCACTCGTTGTCCCCGTCAGCACCAACCTCAAATCCGTATAGGTGCCAGGGATTGAGGAGAAGGTGATAGAGGCGGCAGCAGAGCCAAGGGTTTGTGTGGCTAGGGGTACCATCGTTGCAGTTGCCATAGCCTAATTACTCCCATACAAAGTTATGGTGCCCGTATAAGTTCCGATAGTTGCAAGAACGGTAAGTGATGTAATGGCGGCAGTATTTAGCCAAAGCCCTGAAGCAACTCGAATTTCGCCAGTTGCGGTATTGTTATTGAAGCCAGTTAATGATTTGGTTACTTTGTTTTTATTGGCATTGGCATAGTCAATGACATCAACAATGCCTACTAATGGGTAAGTAATTCCTTGCGCTCCCATTGGGAGTATAGAAGGTTGTGTAACTGCCCCAGATGCCGCAGCGGTAGAACCATCACCATACAAATAGTGATACCCGTAATTGCTAGCCGTATCCCCGTTGAATTGGATTTTAGGAGTACCGTTTCCGTTAGCAACGCTCCATACCAAGTTGAACCGCACTTGTAAGGATTTGTAGGTGGAAGGGATACCAGAGAAGGTGACGGTGGAAACGCCAGAGGGTGTTAGTTGCTGGATTTGGTAGAAGTTACTTGTTGTGAGATGGCCCGAGATGGATGAGGCGATAATTCCTGCTATTGGCATTACGCTAAGTCACCTACAATCGTAAATGTATTCGAGGCGGTGCAAATGATAGTTGCGGCGGAATACTGTGTACGCAACTTGGTGCCTGTGCCAGTGAAGGTGGATGTGCCATCGTTGGCAAAGGTGACTTGCCCTGCGCCAGTTTGTTGCACGCTGATCTGTTGCCCTTGAGTAAATACAGCCGATGGGATTGTTACGGTGATACCACCCGCATTAGAGCAGGTAACAAAGTTTGCGGCATCGCCAGCAACCAAAGTATAGGTAGTGCCAGTTTGAGCATTGACGCCAAGGGCAATCTTTGGAGCAGTTCCAAATACCAGTGAGCCTGTACCAGTCTCATCTGTCACTGTAGCCGCTAGATTAGCCGATGTTGGTGTGCCAAGAAATGTAGCAAGTGGACCAGTGACGCCATGAGCGCCAGCAGATAAGGCTAGGCTATAGTGCGTCTGAGTGTCGGTAAGATCCTGTGCCACGATTACGTGGCGCACTGCTGCGCCTGCGTTATGTGCTTGCGCCGTAGTACCATTAAAGGCACGTGTAACGGTAAGCACTGTGCCAGAGTAGGAAGTGACTACTACCAACTCTTCCGATGCGGTGTTGTAATCAAGGGCAAGTACAAAGGGATTACCGCTAGAAGGGTAACCAACTGGCGAGGCAGAGAGCGTAATGCTGGTAGCACCACTGGTGATGTTTGAGGCGACAGTGTTGTCTACAGCCGTTGCTGAATAATAACGTGTCATATCGGTCCTTTAACTTGTGTAGTGCGTGCGTGGAGGGAATTGTTCTTGCAAACGTCGCACTTCAATCATGAGCCGTTGCTGGTATTGCTGTTGAATTACACGTCCGACATTGCCAGCGGTGCCAACAGGATCGTTGGTGCGCAAAGCATCACTTTCAGCGGAAGTTGCTGGTAGTCGTCCAAAGTCAAGATACATGGCAGAGCGATAAGCGGCGCCAAGAATAATTACTTCACGCGCTGAATCGGGTAAGCCAGTAACTGTTGAAAAATCATCTTGGTCGTATTGAAGCGTAGTTGGCTTCTTTGTGTAGGTAACCATCACGGTACGCCCTGGGATAATTCCCTCACGGATGGATACTGTCTTTCCACTGTTCCACGTTAATGGGTTTGCCATGCGGTCAATGCGGTAGTGGCGAATTGGTAGCCATTCTTTAGATGGCCCAATGGTCTGCCAAGATATTCCAAGAATATCAATCGCTTCTTGTGGAAGCGTATACGTTGTTACCGCTGCCTGAAAGGGAAATGTGGTGTAGTAAGTGCCGAACAAATCTGGGTAGACGCCATCAATAGCGAGGTTGATATTACGTCGAATTACAGATCGCGGAAAGGAAGGCGCGATCGTAACACGGCTACCGCTGACATGTGGCACTGCCACAGTATCTCGGAAACCTCTGCCATAACTAGGAATCGTAGCCGTATTTGTGGTACGGTCAAATGAATCTACCCAGATTAGTTCATCGTCAATTTCAACCAAGCCACGCGTTAATACCGTTCCATCGTTTACAACAAATGTTAAATCCGTCGCTCCCATAGGAGATGGTAGGAATGTCGCTTGATCTTGTAAGCCAGTGTAGCCATTAAGGGCTAACTGCGTTTCGCCGATGACGTCAATAAATGCCGTCACGATGCAATCCTCGCTGCCGCTTCGGCTTCCCCGATACCGTAGGTACCCGCAAGAAGATTAAGGCAACCAGGTGTATCTTGGTAATAATTAACCCCACCGTTGCGATAAGCATAAATTTGGTTAAGGGCGTCAATCCCACGTGAAGGCTTTTTGCCCGTCACGTTATAGCACCAGATAACGGCAGCACCATTAAAATCATATTGTGGTACACCATTAACAATGGTGCCAGCAAGGCGATTTAAATGATATACCGTTGATAATCCGCCATAGTTCGACATGTGTTATCCTTTCGTGGGTGACTTAATTACTTATTCTTTGTTCCGCCGACGCCTTCGTACTGTCCGTATGGTGTCTTAGTTGGCTTGCCGTCTAACTTGTCTGAGGCTTTGCCGATCATGTTGCTTGAGCAACCGCAGGAATCGCACATATTACTTTCCCTTAACTTTCTTTAGATTTGGATTTGCCTTCTTTGCTGCAGGGCTGGCCTTGCGAGTAGCAGAGGCAAGAATCGCTCCTGCATTCTTCATAGGCACGCCCTCTTTTTTAGCAATGGATTTCTGCGCAGCAGCAAATCCCATTTTCTTTTTAGCCGCCATTATATCTGTCCCGTCTCTTTCATTACCGTAGCGGTGCGCTTGGTAATCTGTGTTGCTGCTGGCATTGACTCAGCGTTATATGCAACGCCCAGTTTGTCACTTGCAGCCTTTGCTTCATTAACTGCCTTCATGGTTGTACCCGCTGGTTGAATGCCTTGTGAGCGAGCATCGGCATAAGCGTCTAGTTCTCCAACCCACTTTTTGTTAGTCATGGATTCACTACGCCCAGCATCGCCAGTGTTTAATTCAAGTGTGATAATCTTGCAAGCAAAGCAACCTTCGACGTAAGCCTCATGGCTATAATGTTCCGATGGAGCCTCGATATAGATAAATGGCTTATCGCTTA